GCATTTCACCACTTGCTGTGAGGTCGCGATATGCGCAGATCAAGGGAGGTGCCCTCGCTGCGGGCAGATAGTAGAGCCTTCGGGAGATGGTGCTAGATTCTGCGCCGCGTATGCACATGGAAATGGAAACTGGTATCCAAACCACGGCAAAGGGCGCGGATACTACGCTGCTAACGGCAATAAATATAAGCCGGAACATCGATAATCACGCACAACCAACCATCAAAGGAGCACCACCCATGGCAACGCAACTAGCCACCACGCAACGGCCATCCCTCGCATTTGAATTCGGCGGCAAGTATGGCGTCGAAGCGGCGAAGGTTTTTACGATCCTCAAAGAGACGGTCCTCAAGTCGAAAGATCCCATCACCGACGCCGAGGTTGCGGCCTTCATCATCGTCTGCAACCAGTATGACCTCAACCCATTCACCAAAGAGATTTACGGCTTCATGTCGAAGGGCAAGATGCAGTATGTCCTTGGTGTGGATGGATGGATCACGCTGTTGAATCGCCAGCCGAACAATAACGGCATCGAGTTCACAGAGCACTTCGACGGCGACGGGAAGTTCATCACGTCCATAACCTGCAAGATCCATCGCAAGGATCGCGCTTTGCCGACGGTCGTCACGGAATACTTCTCCGAGTGCCGCCGCGATACGGACCCATGGAAGCAATCGCCGATTCGGATGCTTCGCCATAAGGCATTGATTCAGTGCGCACGCATCGCCTTCGGGTTGGCTGGCGTGATGGATGAGGATGAAGCGGAGCGCATGGATGGTTTCAACGGCTACGCGGCCCCGGTACTCGAGGCCCAGGTCGAAGGCGACGAAGAGCTTGACGCGTTGATGCAGAAGCTCCAATTCAACTCCACGAAGCGCCAGATGTCGTACCGCGCATTTGGCAACCGGCGCGATGAGCACCTGTCCTACCTCCAAGCCGAGATTGCGAAGATGAGCACGCCATTCATGTCCACGGCGAAGACGAAGGCGGCAGCCAAAGAGAAGGCCGGCAAGCCCGAACTGGTAGCAGAGAAGAAGCCGGAGCCGCAGACAGAAGCAGTCGAAGGTGCTCAGCTATTCGCAACCGAGGCGAAGCCCGCAGACGGCCAATACTTCACCGCCGAAGACACCTCCCAGGAAGAGGCGCACCCGCAACCGCAGCAGCAGGAAGCCAATCCCGCAGCCGCCAAATCGAAGATGAACTGGTAAGGGGGTCGCAATGTCAGAACTTATTCAGATCCTCCCGCCACTCACGCAAAGCGATTGCAAGACGATGGCTTGCGGAGAATCGTATGTCGCTATCGCCATTGAAGGCAAAGGTGGGGGCGACTCCGTACCTTCCGAGCGCGGGCGCGACGTCCACAACGTGATGAGCAACTATGTACGTCACTGCACCATGAAACAGGTTCCTGCAGATTGGGAGGAGTTCAACCGCCTCGCCTCCGCATCGGGCCTTACGGCTGGGCGAATACTTGACGGGATGCGCGACAGCTACGTCGTCGACTGGCAGCACAGCTATGCCACCGAGCTTACGTTGGGCCTCGATGAGGATTTCAACCCGGCATATCGTCCACCTAATCACCGCCGCTATACCGTGGAACTTGGACGGATTCCCGGCGTGGAGTATTCCGAGAAACCGATAGCCTCAATCGGTACGCTCGACCACCCGCTGCTCAGTGACGAAGGCGACCGCGCAAAGATCGAGGACTATAAGTCGACGCAGAAGATCTTCGAAGCTGATGACGAAGTAGAGGGAGTGCAGGCCATCCTCTACGCGTTCATGGTCTTCAAACACTTCCCCGCCGTCAACCGCATCACGTTCGAGTTCATCTTCGTCCGCTACACGAATTCGCGCCGGTCAGTCGTCTTCAACCGGACGCAGATGCCGGAGATGCAAGCGGACATCGCCAGGGCCAGAGAACGTCAGCGCATCATCCACGCGAACCCCGAGGCGGCGCTGGCGTTGCCGTGTAAGCAATGTGCCTACTGTCCCAAGGCGAAGGACCTCTCGTGCTCCATCGCTGATCAGAATGAGTGGACGACGCTCACCCCAGAGCAGCGGTTGATGTCGCTGGAGTTCTACCGCCGGATGAGCGAGATTCACAGGCCCATCTTGCGTGAGATTGCTGCGGTGCGCGGGCCGGTGAGCTACAGGGACGGCAATGGCCGGCTCTACGAGTACGGTCCGCATGATGTCGCTTCGACGCGCTATCCCTTGGAGGCTGCGACGCTCACAGTACTAGGCGAGTGGCTCGGTGCGACAGGGGAGAACCTGCTCGACGGGCGACTGAATATCAGCAGCACGAAGCTGAAGTCTCTACTGAAGACAAAGAAGCGCGAGGCCCTGCGTCAGCAGTTCGAAGACAGCATCGTCCAAACCGAGACGAAGCCACGGTATAGCGTGCGTACCCCAGATGAAGGAATTGTGGAGGATTTCAATGCATACGGCGAGCAGGAAGAGTAGGATGGATGCATCGTCACCGATGGCCTGTCACGGCCTCTCTGGCGCAAAGACTCGGAGGAGTCACCGATGCCCAACCAGTGTACGGCCAAGCGCCTTGTCATCATTCCAGTGGGGCCGTCCATCGCATATGTCCCGCTCACACACGGCGTATACGCGCTCATCGACAGCGAAGACGCTCCCCTTGTCCAACTGTGGGATTGGTCTGCTCATTGGGCTAAGAACACGCGGAGTTATTACGCTATCCGCAGCATCATTCTTCCGAGCGGAAAGAGAATCACGGAATCCATGCACCAAAGGGTTTATCCAAATGTTCCATTGGGCTATCGAACAGATCATCGAAATATCAACACCCTAGACAATAGGAAATCAAACCTTCGTGCAGCCACTAGAGATCAGCAAAGCCAAAACCGAAGAAGGTTGTCTAGTAGTACATCGGGTTTCAAGGGAGTATCCCCACATAGTCAAATGCCAGGGAGATGGGTTGCAGAAATCAAGGTAAACAAGAAGCGCATTTACCTCGGTTTTTTCAGTGACCCTCAAAAGGCTTATGCAGCTTATTGTTCAGCAGCAACCAAGTATCACGGCGAATTCGCCAGAACGGAATAACCATGCGCATCGACAGCATCACCCTTCAGAATTTTCGTTCACACATTTCCACTTCGCTCGAGTTCAACCGGCTCACTGTAATTAGAGGGAAAAATTGTGCTGGTAAATCCAGTTTGGAACAGGCCATCGAACTCACCCTCGCAGGACATGCGGAAGGAACCACGGCGGACGGCAAAGGCTCCGTCGGGCTCATCCGCCTGGGTGAGAAGAAAGCCCTCGTCGACGTCCACATTGCCGACGGCGATAACGAGCGCCTGATTCAGATGGCGTTGAACGGCACCGCGCGCGACGTGCTGGTGACGAATCCGAAGGACCCGCAGTGGGTAGGCGGAGAGAAGATGCGGGAGTGGCTGAAGTTGAACCGCGAGACCATCTCATGCCTCTGCAACAACCGTTTCTTTGTGGATCTTGACGAGGACAAGCAGAAGGACATTCTCGCGGCGATTATCCTGCCGAAGAGCTATGAGTGGCCGGAGTGGGTGAAGCCGGCGGCCGCAGAATTCAAACTGGCGATTGATTGGACGGGTAGCCCGTTTGAGATTATCCAGAAGGGCTACGACCTGGCGTTCAAGGCGCGCACGGATGTCAACCGCGAAGTAAAGCAGCATGTAGTAGCCAGTGGCGACACTTCGGAGGCGGATAACGTCGAGACGTACACGGAGCGTCTGAAGTCGCGCGAGTCTGAGCTTGAGCAGTTGGTAAGGGCGAACGCAGGAGCGCTGGCAGCGTCTCAGGAGCGCGCGTCAGTAAAGATTCAGGCAGAGCGGCGCCGGGATGAAGCGAAGGCCCGCATAGCGCGTGAGGCGCGCGAAGTTGAGCAGGCGGAGTCGAAGCTACTGAGTAAGGCGAAGCTCGCGGAGGCTGAAAAGATCGCCAAGGGAGCGGCGAAGGCGAAGGAACTCGACGACAGCGCGGCGAAGCTATCGGGGCAAGTGGATGCCAAGCGTGCGGACCTGGCGAAGATCACGGCGCTGGCAAAGAATCCATCCTGCCCGACATGCGGAACCGTGCTGACCGAAGACCTTCTGGCGTCGATTGCCGCTCCGCTCAACTCTGAGATGACAGCGCTCTTTGAGAAGTACGATGCGGCGCTGGCGGAGCGTAAGGCGCTGGGCGATCCTGCCGGGGCTGCAAGGCTGGTGCAGGACCACAAGAGCGCAGAACAGGACATGGCCCGCGCGAAGCTGCGCATCAAAGACGATCAGGTGATTGTGCAGGATGCCGAGTCGAAACTGGACACGCTGACCAACGTAACCGCGCCCGACACCAGCGAGACGAATGCGAAGATTGCCGAGGTTCGCGCGAAGATCGTCACCGGCAAGACGTTTGTGCAGAAGGCCAAAGACCATCGGGAGCTTGCCGACCGCATCAAACTGACGGCACAGCGCCGCGACAAACTGCAGGCCACGCAGAAGAACATCGAGCGGCTGGTGAAGTACTTCGGCGAAGAGGTCAAAGAGGAGTTGCTGGCGTCCTCCATCGGAGCGTTCACGGACGCGATGAACGCGGTGCTGGGCAACTGGGGCTACACCTGCCAGATCAGCATCGAGCCGTACATCTTCGCAGTGCTATTTCGCAGCGACGATGCAACGCACCACATCCAACTCAAGTTCCTCTCGAAGTCGCAGCGGTACAGGTTCGCTACGGCCTTCCAGGTGGCACTGGCCATCGTGAGCGGCTTCGGTTTCGTGATCGTGGATGAGGCGGATATCTACGACAGCGAGGGCCGCGCCGGGCTGTACGAGGCGCTGCTGAGTGATGAGCTGGACCAGGCCATCGTGATTGGAACGGATGAGCGCATGGAGATTCCGCCAGTACCGGATGCCGTGTTCTATCGCTTCGACGATGTAGCGGAAGTGGGGATGATCCCGACCACCAAAGTCACACGGCTGGGCGCATGATCCGCAGAACTCCAATCAAGCGCAGCGGTCCCCCACGGAAGAAACGTCCGGGACCGCCGCGCGCTGGCCGGCTGGAAGGCGACGACCTTACGGGGCTCCGCGACGACTGCTTTGCGCGGGACTTTGGCATCTGCCAAGCGATGATTCCCGACGGTCGCACGGCTTACCAGTGCGGTACTCAGACGTTCAAGGATCTGCCGCACACGGCCCCGAATTCGTATCACATGGCGCACGTTCAAGGAAAGCGCCGTGGTGGCGATTCGCTGCAGAACGTCAAAACCTTCTGCGGAGATTGCCATAGAAAGTTCCACAACTTCGGGCCATCCATGCAGAAGCCTTGCAAGTCGAAGCGGGAGTTGCTATGAATTACTGCGGCGAATGTGGCCAGCGGCTCCCCGGCGCGAAGGGAATGATTTGTGCGGTATGCCACAAGCCGATAAAGAAGCACCACCGCTGGCAGGTAGTTGGAAGCCTGGTGCAGCACAAACTTTGCAGCGATCCTAAGATGTCGAAGAACCCGCCGCAAGAGCAGGAAATGCTACTAGAGGAGACGCAATCGTGACATCCATCAGCTTCACCGTCCATGAGCATCCAGAGAGCCAAGGATCGATCAAGTCGTTTTCGATGGTCGATAAGCCAGCCGTCGAAGCGTTGGCGAGGCTGTTCGCCAATCGGCCGCCGAACTACGATCAGGCCTGTGAGGCGATCATCGCGGTATGCAAAAAGACGCGCGCCATCCTCACCAGCGACAATCCGGACCTGAAGAAGTATCGCCAGAAGGTAGCGAAGGCCGCGACGGATGCGATCAAACTGGCTGGGCTCGCTATCCCGGTACTCGATAAGTCAGAGGCTGTGAACGTCACCATCCACTTCGTCTTCGTGCGACCTGAGAGCGTCAAGGCTTCAAAGCGTCCCTATCCGGTAGTGAAGCCGGACATCGACAAACTGATGCGCGCCGTACTGGACTCGCTGACGGATGTTGTCTATGTCGACGACTCGCAGGTAGTGGAAGCAAAGATCACGAAGGACTACGGGCCGCATGAGAGTGTGACGGTGCGCGTTGATTCAATCGAGGACGCTCCGAGGTTGCCGTTGGATATCTCGATAGCGCCGCCTCCGCCCGTAGCAAAGAAGGAAGAGATTCCCTGGTAGCAGGTAAGGGTGGCGACCATCGCCGGAAAGCAGGACAGCATGGCAAAGAGGCTCACCAAAGAAACACTTTTTCTCCGTCACAACTTCACCCCCGAGGAGCGCCTGAAGATGGGCGATGACCTTGCGGCTGCATACAACCGCCAAGAGGATATCGACGCAGAAGAGGCTGTAGTCAAATCCCAATTCAAAGAGCGCCGGGCCAGCGTTGAGCAAGCCATCAGTTCGCTCTCACGCAACCTCGGCAACCAGTTTGAGATGCGCAACATCGAGTGCCGCATCGAGTACGACGTTCCGAACCCGAATGAGATGACCTACTTCCGCGTGGACAACGGAGAGGTTGCCAAGGTTCGCCCGCTGACCGAGGCGGAGCGTCAAGCCGAACTGCCGCTCGAAGGCGACACGCTGAGTGTCGAAGAGTCAATGCACAACGCAACGACGTTCTTTGGCCGGGGCGGAGATATCGAAGTGGTATCCGCGGAAGAGCTTGCAGCGGAAGTTCCCGTTCCCGATCCGAACAAGCCCGCAGATGTGGGAAGAGCAAAGAAAAACCTTCTCAAGATGTAGTCAACCCGCTGGCCCCTGGCGGAAATCAGGGGCACCCCAAGGAACTAAATGAACGTGTCGCCACAAAACGACGGGCTCCCGTCCTCGATCCAGACCGAGGTCACGGTCCTCGGCGCCATGATGCTCGACGCGGTCGCCATCACCGATGCCACCGCCAAGCTCCGCCCCGATGACTTCTCGCTTGACTCCCATCAGCGCATCTACCGCGTGATGACCGACCTCATGGCGCAGGGCCACGCGGTCGATCTCATCACCGTCATGGACGCGCTGAGCAAACGCCGCGAGCTCGATGCCATCGGCGGAGCGGCGTACCTCGCCTTCCTCACCGAGGGCATTCCGCGCAATCCGAACATCGAGTCCTACGTTCGCATCGTCAAGGACAAGTCTCTGCTCCGCCAACTCCTCAGCATCCACAATGACGGCATGGTGCAGGCCTCGGACCAGACCGAAGATGCCCATGACATGATCGACCAAACCATCGAACGTCTGCGCTCACTCAAGGAAGAGGACGCAACGGGCGAGCTCATGTCAGCCGGCCAGTTCTTCGAGACGCTTGGCCCCCCAGAGCAGATGTTTGAACGCATCGCAACCCCCGCTGGCATTGACCTTGGATTCTCGCAGTTGCACGAGGCCACAGGAGGGCCCCAGGCCGGTGAACTTTGGATCGTCGCAGCGCGGCCTAGCATGGGAAAGTCTGCATGGATGGCGAACGCTGCCCAGCATTGCTCCCTTCTAGGCGTCCACACGGCCGTGGCTACCCTCGAGATGCCGAAGCTCGCAATCCTTCGCCGTATGCTCTCCTCATCCTCTCGCGTGGATTACAAGTCGATCCGGGAAAAGACACTGGATAAGCATGAGCGCGAACTCATCATCGAGCGCCGCGCACTCTTGGCCACAGCAACACTCTACCTCGATGACAAGCCCAAACCCACCTTGGCGAGGCTACGTGACAAGCTGGGGCGCCAGAAGCGCAAGGTGGGCCTCGACATCGCCTTCATCGACCAACTTAGCAAGGTGAGCCGCAAGGGGCTTCCCAAGGGTATGCCAAAGCATGAGCAGGTAGGCGAGTTAACGGACGGGCTGAAGTTGATGGCCCAGGACCTTGCGATTCCGATGATCGTCTTCAACCAACTCAAGCGGCCGGAGAATAAGCGCGACGTCCAACCGCCCACACTCTCGGACCTGAAAGAATCGGGAAACATCGAAGAGGATGCGGACGTGGTGGTACTGCTTCACCGGCCAGAGTATTACGACCGCGCAGCCCAGGAATTGAAGGGCAAAGGTCAGATGATCGTGGCGAAGAATCGCGAGGGCGAAACGAAAACTTGCCATGTGCATTACGACGGCCGCATCATGCGCTGGGAAGATCCAGGAGCTATGCAGGCCCAACTGGATGACGGGTACTATACAGACATTCCTGATCCACCGACCTACGGAGAGGATCGGATCAGGTGGAGTTGAATTTGGAGATAGAGAGGAGGTCGCGGGAAAGTCGCCAGAGCTGAAGGGTCCCCCGAAAGGGGGGCTTTCAAACAAACCAAAATACACAGGAGACACGATGAAGTATCTAGCGATAGCACTACTCGGATGCTCGATGGCAGCAATGGCGCAGACAGCCAAGACCAACAGCCCTAAGCTCGACATGAAAATGGCGATCACTCAAAGCGCATTGTGGGATGAAATGAACAACTCCCCCAGCCTGAAGGATTGCCGCGACGCCGACTGGCCGGATACATTCGCTTGCAACTTTATGGCTCGGGCTACTCTACGGATCGCACGCGAGTATTGGGTGAGAGATCACGCAAAACACGTGTCCGCACCAAAATCGAAGCGCAAGGCAGAGCAGTAGACAGGAGATGATGATGAGCGATAAGACGATTGAAGAAATGTGCGATTGGAATGGGTGCAAGCTAGCTAAACATTTGGGGCCGCATCAGTATAGCTTTCTCCCCACACCTGAGCCACAGGAAGCAGCCCCGCAAGCGCAGAAGAAGAGAGTTCGTATCCATACCGCTGAAGATGTATCTGTTTGTAGATTTGAATCAGATATTGCAGAAGCGCTCCAGCGTGCGGCCCCGCAGCCGAATAGCACTGCGCCAGAGAGACCGAAAAAGATAGAAGGATGGGTCAACGCTCATGCACACGAAAAAATAGAAGCCTACATGGACGCCCTCGAAACCACCGTTGCCCAGCTACGCGCCGAGATAGCCAAGCATGAGGTATTTTGGCCGTGTAGCGATGGCAACCACAGAGGCTGTGCCCAGAACAGAATGGTTGAGTGCGCCTGCTCCTGCCATCATAAACCGTTTCCGGCCCCACTATCCGAGCGCGATGCGCAGGAGGGGAAATGAGCGAACGCAAATGCCAAGCGTGCGGTAAAACCGAGCGCGAGGTTGAATTGATCGATACTGCAATGTTCCCAATTTGCTCCGACCAAGACGAGTGCATTGCGGAGTTTAGCGGTTGGAATACTCCTGCCGAACCACCGAAACCGGCGACCGCGCCTAACACCGACGCCGCGTGATCCCAAGAAAGAGAGGTAGTGCAAGCATGAGCGAACCGATTCAATTTGTCACCACAGAGGCTAATCCGCGCAATACGCAGGAGGAGAGATGACGTCAATTAGAATCCAACGTCGCCGAACTAAGGGCTGGCGGATGCCAGAAAACACGGTATGCGTGACGCGCCCCGGAAGATTCGGTAATCCTTGGACAGTGAAGATGTATTACGATGCTGGATATTCTGGGTCAAGCGAAGTTGCTTCTCAGCACTGCGTTGACGCATTCAAGGCTATGATGCTCGGTAAGAGGCATTGGGCGCATACTATTCCTCAACTTTTTCCGGTACCAGATATAACTGAGCTTCGCGGTAAGAATCTTGCTTGCTGGTGTCCGACTGGCTCGCCTTGCCATGCCGATGTGCTGCTGGAATTGGCTAATCAACCGACCGCGCCTAACCCTGAAAGGATAGAAGGATGAGCGATTTTACGGAAGCTGACCGGAAGAAAAGTTCGGAAGAAAAGATGCTGAAAAGAATGGCCCTCGGCCCGTTTACGTTCAGCGATCTGTGGACGCCTTTCGGGGCATCATCGCCCGAATATAGGGAGGCCGATAGGCTCATCCAGCGTGAGCGGAAGGCCAGCAGAATCCGCTTGGGAATGAATAAAATATGGTATCCAACTCCCCCAACCGACGCCGCGTGATCCCAAGGAATGAGAGGTAGTAAAAGATGAGCGATGAGATCTCAGATGTTAGGAAGCGTGCATGGGAGACGCGACGAAATAAGTATGGAAAGCACGGACACGGAGGCTCGTATAAAGGATGTGCCCCCGTCTATCTCGCTCGCTGGAATGAGCGGATGAATTCGATGCAGGAAGCACTTATTAGGCTGTATCGGGAAGGGGTTCTATCTGAGGGGCAAGTATCCAAGGCAACCGGACTCGACCGAGTTACGTGCCGAGATCTTGCAATCAAACAAGCGGAGAAAGCTGATCCTAAGCCTGCCTCACGGCTTCGGGATGAGTCCCAAACAAACAAAGAGAGGTAGCGCAAGCATGTGGGAAGCACATTTGAAGCTGAAGTTTATAGGGAAGTGGTGGAAGATATCGCTTCTGTGTAATCTTGCGAAGATCCTGCGACTAGAAACCCAGTTGTATTCTGGCGGGACGGGACGAGGATGAGTCCTAGCCTACGGATGCGCTGTGATCCATGCAGCCCCAGAACTCCATCGAAAGGTGGAGCGTCTCTGGCGTCACCATCCATCCGTAGTCCGAGAGCACGTTTAGAGGCGGTCTCTCCCTCATGGCGGTCATCACGTCAAATACATGGTGGCTACAGTCCTTCCGCCCCTTGCTGGTGCAGCCACGGATGCGCAGCATGATCCCGATGATTCCCTTGTAGTCGTACTTCACCCCTTTATCTGATTCTTGCGCCAGCATCGCACGCTCATACTCCTCCAACGTGCATGGCAGATCGTATTGTCGGCACCAGATCAGGTTCCTGTCCGCCCATCCAAGAGGCCGTGCTTCTACGCCAGTGCCAGCGTGCGCCCCTACCCACTTTGTGCGCGTCCTGTCCATCGCTTCGACGTGATCCATGAGCGAGAAGGTCTCTCCCGTAATCAGCCGTGAGACGAAGCCGCGTGTGTTGATGAACCTAACGGTCAAGACTGGCATGGTTCCTCCAAAAGTAAAGGCGGACGAGGAAGAATCCCCATCCGCCGTGGTGGTCAATCGGTTAGCGACGGAAGGATACGATGCCGCTCTGCATCAGGGGCATAGGTGTGAGGTCAAGTCCGCAGGTAACGCCAGGTCCGGGCTTGCAGGGAGGTCCAGAAAGGATCTGGGCTGAGGCGAGGGAAGCGAGGGAGGCGAGGGAGAGGGCGGCGAGGGAAAGCAGAGTCTTCATGGTGTCCTTTTTGGTTTGGGTTGATGTTTCGCAGCGGCCCATCCGAATGAGTATGGAGGCAAAGGTTCAGCATCCGAAGATGCCGAGTAATAGCGTTTTACTCCTATGCGCCATCACTCCATTGAACCGCTGCAAACTTGAAAAAAGACCGCGCCCCTCCTAGGTCCGTACTTTCGAGACGCGGCCAAAGGGTTAGGTGATGGGTTGAAGCTGCGTGAGCTGCGTGGCGTCGAAGCCCTTGGTGGCCACTGCCAGCGCCGCGGTGAGCCCATCCTGAGCCGCCGTGAGGTGCACGTCCAGCTTTGCCAGAACGTCAGCAGGAACTCCCGGTACAGCCTTGAGCGTGTTGATGAGCGCGATCATGGCTCCGAATCCAGCAAGTACGTCGGAGGTCTTGGTTGCCCCGCTTGTGAACGATGCGATGAGTGGGTTGATGCCAGCCTCGAACGCAACCGCGAGGGGTGCGAAAGCGGCAGTGTAGGGGATAGCAGCCAGCGCGACATTCGCGGCCAGTTCAACGACTGAGGTAACTTGAGCGGCGGTTGCCATTATTTTGCTCCTGTGGTGATCGCGCTCTGCAACGCGGTCTGCTGGGCCGCTACGCTGTCCACGGCTGCCTGAGCCGCTGCCTGCGTTGCTGTGCCGTTGTGGAAGGCCAGATAGACCGTCTCCGCTGTGTTCACTGCCGAGGCGAAGGTGTTCAGGGCTGTCTTCTCCGTCGGGGCCGGGGTGAATTTGCCAGCCGCTACCTGCGCCTGAATGTTCAGATAAAATTCGTGGGCTCCCACAAGAACCTGATCCATCGTCTGATCGGCTTGGCTGGAGAATCCGGGCGCGAGTGCCGCTGGCGGTGTCGTGGAGGTCGGCGTCTTGCATCCCATCGGCAGGAATAATAGAGCCGCTGCTGTTGCTGTTACGAGAATGAGTCTCTTCATGGGTGTCTCCTGATGCGATTGTAGGCGCGTCCAGCGCCGCTTGGCTAGATATTATTTCGATACTACTGTGTCTGTCTGCGTATGCTGCACAGCCCCGACGTTGGCTGGCAGCTCGGGAAACTTTGCCTGCACCGCCGAGGTGATGTTTCCTGCCAGAATGTGCAGGCTGTTGTGCAGCCAGATGTATCCGGGGCTGGAGTTGATCTCAGGCGCGGGCATTCCCCCGACGATGGCCGAGAACAGCCAGTAGACAGCGATGACGGTGAAGGGATGAGCGGCGATGGTATTCAAGTCGTTACCTCCGGCATGATGACACTGTAGTTGTGCTCAAGCTCTGCGCAGTACGCCACCACGCCGGGCCCAGGAGAGTTCATGGGGCTTCCACCGTGGTAAAATATGCATGTCGCAGAAGGCTTTGACGAGCCAGCGGCGCAAAGTCCAGAGGAGGACACCATGCCTAAAAAGATTATCATTCCTATTGGTCCATCCATCGCTTATGTACCTCTTACCCTTGGAAAGTTCGCGCTAATAGACGCGGATGATGCTAATCCGATTGGAGAACATAATTGGTGCGCTAGCCCCGTATATGCCGTTCGTAGAGAGTGGGGGACAGGAAAGCGCATTTATCTGCACAGGGTCATTGCTGAAAGCAACCCAGCATTGGACACCGACCACAAGAACCGCAACCCACTCGATAATCGCCGTTGCAATTTGCGTGAAGCGTCTACCTCTCAGAACATCTGCAATAAACCACGACGGTCCTCTTCGGGGCTTCCGAGAGGTGTAGAGGTAAACCGCGAAGGCGTCATATTTTCGCGCATTAGGTCTGGCGGCGTTAGACATTATCTTGGGTCCTTTCTCTCTATCGAAGCGGCTGGTGAAGCATATCGGAAAGCTCAAATAGAAATGCATGGAGAGTTCGCCAACTTCGACTAGGGCATTATTACGCTGTAATTATGTTCTAACTCGGACACGTACGCAGCCAGTCCGGGCGACATGTTCGTGACGGGACTGCCTGCGTTCCAAATGCAAGCGATGGTGAGCAGCGTGATGGGCTGGTACTCCCTGAGCTTCTTATTCAAGAACGATACCGAATAGGCTACTGCCGTGTCTGGGTCGCTAAACTCGTCCGGCGTTGCTCCCGTAGGGGCGTTGTCGAACATGATCTGGAGCGGCCCGTAGCTCATTGCGGCAGCGTTGCCGAACTGCTCACGCTTGGCTGGCATGTCGCCGTTCATAGTGTGCAGGTAGAAGGGCTCTAGCCGTGGCGTGGTGTTCTCGCCAAAGCTGGACTCGCATCCCCCGATTGCCCACAGGAGGAGTGTCCCTGAGAGCGTCTGGGGCAGCGGGCCAACCATCATCCCGTACTTGCGGCATAGTGCGGCGAACTGAATCTGTATGTCTGTCATTATTTGCTCCTCGTCATGGCTTCGATGATGGCTCCAGAGATTCCGCCAACGGCACTGAAGACGAGCCCCACACCGATCAGCACATAGCGGAATCTTTCGAGGGTGGAGATGCGATTCTTGATGTCCATCAGCTCCCCCGGTTGCCCGTTCCCAAATAGCCGGTGCTGAATCGCTTCAATGTTCTCGCATATAGCTTTCTGTCCCTCTTCCATCCTTGCCATGCCTGCCGCTATGTCATACATCTCTCGTCCTCCATTCACTCCCCACCTCTGGCCTTAGATTTTGCTCTGCGGTGAATCTCCTTACTGCGCTCTCGGTTGTCCTACTGGATGCAGGCGTAATCGAACTCTTCCCCGGTAGTCAGCGTTATCCCGGTCGTAATCGTGAGCGCGGTTGTGGTGCTTGTCCACGATGGAATAAAGAACGTAGCTCCACCGTTTTGCGTCACAGTGCAAACGGGAGCTGCCCCATACGCGGTTCCGAAGGTGACGACGGCGGCGGTGGTTGCGGAAGGAACACTCAGGCGCCCACGCATATCGAGGCATGTTCCTACGGCGCATGTTGGGGTGCCCCCTGTACCTGAAAGGGTGGCAGCGGTACCCGAAGCGATAATGTGTGGAACCGTAACTGAAGAGGGGGCAAGTATATTGTCATTAGCATCAACAACAACCGCCGGTTTCCCCGAAGCGGCATTGCCTAAAAGAATCCTGTTGTTATAAGTCTGAAAGATGGCATCTCCATTCAAGGAGTTAGAAAAGTAAGCGCCAATACCGCTTTCGTTTACAAAGAAGGTCTGAAACGACGAGTTATTCGTCAACTGCAAAAAAGGGGTTGTTACTGATGTAGTCGTACTTATCGCTCCATTGAATACATGGTTTCCGCCCCAATAGTTGATCGAGTTGGCGATCGCATCGATTCTTAGTCCGGTTGATGTACCAGAGTGCCCAGCGATCACTAGAGCCCCCGAATTAATCAATCCGTTGACATCAAAAAACAGTCCAGCATCTCCCGCTTGCGTTAGGTTGGAGAAAAATCCTGGGTAAAGATTGCTGTAGCCATGAAGAGTGGTCGTTGTAGAATTCGTAGTCAGTTGAAATGTGGGAGCTTGGATAACGTCCGCTGATTGCGTCCCGTTGGTATAGGTCGATGCAGAGCCAGAATTTATCGAAGAGTAAGCAGCGCCAGTGTTGCCGGAGACTGTGTTTCCGAAGACGGACACGATAGGACTTCCAGCATAGCTAACTCCATTTGTCATTGTAGGGATTGTACGATCATCCAAGAATCCATTGCCGCTGATCGTTACATTCTGATAGACCGCCGTGCCGCTCGAAGGGATGCTGTATTGTGAGACCACCATTCCAGCACTCGGAGTGACGACGCCGGGATCGATGCATGTGTTACCCGCCACATTGATATTCTCCAAGAACGACCCCGGAGTGGTGGTAGAAATTGAACTAATCGCAAAGCACTCCTTATTTGTGTTTTTGGCGGTGTTGCCTGTGACTGTGATGTTTTTATCAATATCCAGATTTGCGGCGATAATGATGATTGCTTGATTATCAGAACCGTCGATAGCGTTGTTTGCAATCGAAGCATTTGTCACGGCTTCAATTGCAATCTGGGTGGCGGACGAAGTTCCACCAGATATAGGGGTATCGTTGAAAATGTTGTTTGCCAGAGTCAACCCGTTGCCAAGGACATCCTGAAAACCAAACGACCCAGTGCCAGAGCACGTTACATGGTTGTTCGTAAATACGATGTCGTTGGTTCCGTACTGAGCATTTGGGGGCGCAGGAACGCTGTTCAGCGTCGGCCCCGCCGCGAACCCACACGCCAATGCATTGTTGATGAAAGTGTTTCCATCCATCACATATCCACTTGCGCCAAATCCGAGCGAACCTATACCCGTATCCGTAGATGGGCCAAATGTGGAGTTTGTGATCTTGACGGTTTGCGCCGCAAGCGTAAGACTATCGTCATCATGGGCCAGGACTATTCCGGCATTGTGGAAATAATCATTGGAAAAGGTCAGATCGTGCTGGTAAGACGCGCATGTTAGGTCTGCCATATTGCTACACGCGATAGCTACGTCCGCGCCATTCACTTCTACTCCGCTAAAACTAGAGTAGGAGATATTGGAAAGGCTCATAGCCAACGTGTAGGCGGTCTGATTCGCAACGTTTAGGTCGAGAGTAAACCCCTCAAAATGGATATAACTATCAAGCGTCGTTGGGTTGATGAGAGACTGGCTCGCATTTACGATCGCAGCAGGAGACAGCACAGTATTTGCCCCGAGTCTCAGTATGGAAACTCCCATTCCTTGCCCCCGGATAGTGCAAAGCGTCGGGTCGGTGAGGGTTGTGAAGAAGTAGACCACGCCCGCCGGTAAAATGAATGTTCCCGGCGTTGCGCCATTGCAGACAGATGCGATGATGGCGCTCGTGAGGGTAGAACCGGCTGAGACGGAGCTGACGCCAGGGCTATTCAGCGGCCCCGCCATCGTCTGCGGAGCGGTAGTTGAGGTGCTGACGCATGGCCCTCCAGGACAGGAAGACCCCTGCACAATCTGTCCACCAGCACCCTGCACGAGCTGAGCCGAGGCCGCACCAGCGAGCAACCCAGCAATCGCCAACGCAACGAATATCCATAGCTTGTTCTTCATAATTCTCCTTACCACGCCGTCAGGTTATAGAGGTCGTAGTTGATTAGATTGCCTAATGCCGCGTTGGAATTGTGCAGCGTCGAAGTGCTGTTATCGATCTGGTGCTGAATATTGAGCTCCGCGAATGACGAACTGTGCCCCGGCTGCGCGTTGTAGGTGAGACCGAGGTTGTGGTAGACCGTCACGCCGTCGATCACGAACGTCTGGTAAGCGTAGGTGTGTGCCACTTGGTTATAGGTCACATGAATCTGGTAGTGATGCCATGTGCCCGTCGGCTGCGCTGCTGTGCAAGGGAAGTGAACACCAGGTTTCTCTACCCAGCTTCCATAGGGAGCCGGTGAGCCGCCAACCGTTCCGCCAGCAAACGAATTCCAGAAGAACCAGTTTCCCGCGCTTGTTCCAATCTGCCTGCACTGCATCGAACCGAGCGACTGGTACGTGCCGTAGAACACGTCAGGATCAAACTCAAACGCCTGTAGAGTTTCGCCGCCCTGAATCTGGTAGTACATATCCTCCACCAGATTCGAGAGCGTCGCCAGATTGACTCCGCCGATGCTTACGGTGCCGTTTACGGTCTGCGAAGAGACTCCGTTGCTGTTCCATGCCTTCACGACAAACGTGTGCGAGCCGGGGGATAGTGCGATCGTAGCCGTAGCGGGGGTGTAAGGCCCTGCGCCTGTGCCGTTGGTGTAAGCTGGGGGACCCGACGCTCCATCGATGATGACTTGAATCGCCATGATGACGTAGGTGGTGTCCGAAGCCGACATGCCCGTAAGCGTGATCGACGTATTGTCGGCTGTCACCGTTCCCGCGTGGACAGTCAGCGTGCCCGTCGTCACGTCAGGCGGTGTTACGGGGGCTACCGATGTGGGAAGGTAGCGATAGAACAGCGCGTTGCTCACAAACGCAGTGGAGAATGTGACGCTGCTGCCCACCGTCGCTGAATTTGCAACAGTAAGCGGGATGGTCGTACTCGTCCCGTTCCAACTCAGGTCTATGGCTGCACCCGTACCGATGCCCGTTCCTGTCACCGTCGAGCCTGAAATGATGCCCGCAGCCGAAGTGACGACGATACTGGTAGCTCCGCTTGTGCCTGTCGCGCTTACCGTCACAGGCGGAATATTCGCTACTGCCGCCGACATGGACGCGCCTGATTGCGATGGCGTGGCGATGTTGAAGTTCAGGAGCGTAGGGGCCGCAAATCCAGCTCCCGCAGCACCCGTAGCATCAACAGAGTTCGCTGTCCAGCAGTCCATCCCCTGCACCTGCGACCCCGGCGTGATGTAGGAGGGGCAGGTGGATGCTTCGGTCTGGAGGTTGTTGTAGACGTAAGCCGTGGGTGGAGGGGCTGGGAAGATAGAACTGTTCGCCGTAGCTCCGCCGTTGAAGAAGCTGCTCTGCGCTTTGGCTCCGCATCCTACGGTAGAAAGCATCAGCGCCAGAAGAATAGGAGTCCGCATTATTGAGCCCCCACATTGATGCTCGCGGCGCCGGAAGTGATACTCAGGCCGGTCGGGTTGCATAGCTTCGCGTTGAATTGATTGGCCGTGGGCCACGCAACAAGATTCAGACCACCGCTGCTGCCGTATCCCACCACCCCGGTTACATCGCCTACAAACGAATAGGTGAAGGTGCTACCGGGGGTACTACCTACGGGTGCAATCACTCCGGGCATGGAAGCGGTGAATGCTGTAGTGCTGCACGTGCCAGCCAAAACTACTGCCGTAGGAAGCGCGACCATGACTTTAGCAATGCTTCCGACTGTTGGAGTTCCACATCCCGTCCCGTCAGCCTTGGCATACTGACCGCTGCACCCGGGGATGGTGAGAGCAGATACGGATATCGCGCTTGCTCCCGACGATCCAGCGTGTACAAACGTGAGCGTAGAAGTGGGGTTTGTGCCCGAGCCAACAACATCCTGCTCAGTCCACGTATCATTGACAGGAATTGAACCGTTCCAGATACTTCCCTCTATCGTCGAGAGTGGCGAACTCTGATTCGACGACGAAGTTGCCTGCGTCGTGTTTAGGAGAAGACTTGAAGCTGTACCAGCACCCGCTCCCTGAGCGGAAAGCTCCGTGCTGGATAGGGCCGTAAAGGCTCCGGTGCCCTGAGTCGTAGCCCCGATTCTGGTTCCATCGATTGCGCCGCCCGTGATGGCAACGGCATTCGCATTCTGCGTGGACATGGTGCCTAGTCCACCACCACTCCCGTTGACGCACCCTGTGATCGTAAGCGCCCCGCCATATCCATTCGGGCAAACGGGCAACGTGGATGTCCCTGTCCCCGAAAGCACAAGAGGTCCAGTCATGGTGCCGCCGGTCAATGGCAAGCCTCCCAGCGATGATAGGAATGTCGCAGCCGTAGTGTCGTCATAGATGATATTTGCGGGGATGGCTGACTGCGGACCTATCGCTACTTTGTAGCCATAGATGGGAGGCCCGACGGTTGCACTACCGGGGATGGCCAGATTGTTCCCTGTGGAGTCGACTGCGATGTTTGACGGGCCGAGGGTTGTTCCGGTAGGAGAGGTTGAGTAGCTCGGAACCGCATACTGAGGACCAACGGTAGCCGCTCCGCTGCCGCCGCGGATTGCCCATCCGTCCGTTCCGCAGGTGTAATACGTGTTCGGCGTGACGACCGTGTCCTGGAAGGGCTGACCGTAATTCGCCGAGGTACATACGATGCTCAAGCTCGTAGGCGTACCGGCCCCGGTAAGCAGCGGCCAGTTGATCTGCGACACAGGATTGATCTTCGTCTGCGCGAGGCTGCCCATTCCTGCCATGCAGACAACCGCAAAACCAAAGACCTTCAGAAACTTGCGCATTCCAATCTCCTAGTAACCCTTTGCGTGCCAGTCCAGATACATCGTCTGCGTAAAGTTCCCGCCTCCCGCGCCCGCTACGATGACGCGCGCCATGTAAGCGATAGCCCCGGTGGTTGACCTCGACTGCAGTTGAATACCAGCCGGCGTTGTCGAGTCATCCGTCGAGGATGGAAGTCCTACGCCGGCAATCGTCACCGAGGGCGTAGTCGTGAAGTTATGTGGGAAGGTGATGGATGCGGTGTTATAGGGCGAGTAGCTTGCCGGAACCGCCACCGTTCCCCAGCTATCAATCGTTCCATCCGCACCGATGGTGTAGCAGCCATTCGCATTGCATGTCCGGTTCGTTCCCAGCGTGCAAGCCGCACCCAGCGTGCAGACCGTTCCATTGATGGTCGCCGATGTATTCGCCAGTGCAGAATTTGGAATTGCCGTAACCGTCGCATTGATCGATGGCACCGTCGTCGGATTCGAGATGTTTGGAGCGAACCAGCTTGGCCATCCAGTCCCTACAGTTACGCTCGCCACGGTGCCTGTAGCGTAGCTGTTGCCGCAGGGGAAGGTAGTTGCTGAGACCGCCCCCAGGGCGCCTACCTGAAGGCAATGCGGCGAGCTGGTGGCCAGTCCCGTAATGCTCGCGCTGGGCATCACCCATTGCCCCGTTACGGTCCCGCCCTTCGACCAGTCATCGACCAGCGCAATGTCATTGACGAAGTAGGTGCCCTGCGATCCCGCGAGCATCAAAGCGTAGTGCCCGACGGATGCGCAGAAGAAATAATTGCCGCCTACATCTGCTTGAAAAGGGTTGGTGGGGGTCGTAGTTGATAAGGCCGTAGATGTGAAGATCGGCTGCTTATTCGCCGTGCATGTCGATTGCGTTGACCCGGCAGAGCAGAGCGTCGCCAACGCAAACGGAACCGGCGCGGTATAGCCGTTGCTGATCGTCAGAGCAACGTTCGAGATGCACACGCCCCCCGGCGCGCTCTGGGCGTAGCATGTGGCGGCAAGGAATGAGGCGAAGGCGACGAAGGCAGAGAGTGTCCTCTTCATTTATTTGACCCCAGGAGTGCGTTCCATCCCTACCAGCTGCACGGAGATAATCTTGCGGCAGGGCGGATTTCCGCAGAAGAAGATGGTCCCGATAGCGCCGTTCGGGAATCGCTGCGTCATCAGGTGGAGTTTGGCCGGGTCGTCTCCGCAGTGCGGGCAGGCGGGCAGGATGACGGTGGGGGTTTCGGTGGACTCTTCCAGACCTGCGATTTCTTCAACTTCCTGCATATTTGCTCCTCAAAATGGAAAGGGTCGCCACAGCCTCGCAGAGAGACCATGGCGACCCTAGTTTGTTCTAGTAGCCGTCAGCGCTGAGTATACCAAACAGGAACGAACGTCAACTGCGATAGAAGGCGGTGTGTGCGCTCCCGGCGCTCGGAGCGATGATGTAGGTGATGGTTGCGCCCGAAAGCGTGTAGTCGATGTCCTTCGACATGAGCAGCGAAGCCCCTGGCGTGCCGAGATAAAGGCGAAGGCTTGCGGCTGGACTCGGGATCGCGGGGAGCGTGAAGGTTGTGTTGGTGCCGTCGATGGTTCCCGATGGCGTGATGTAGTCGGAGAACGCCGGGACAGTGCCGGAACCGACATACGTTCCCCACGCAACGAAGCTGTCTGAGCCCGGCGCAACGGTCATAGTCGCCACCGCTCCGACCATCGTGTAATCCTTGCCCACTCCCTGCGTTTGATAAAGCCCATTCCGGTAGAGTTCGAGCGAGATGGGCGTCTGGGGAAAGGTCAGCGTCGATCCGCTTACGGTTGGGACATTCGCGTCGAAGAACTCAGGGTAGGACGATGTGATGGAGTCGAGCAAGCATCGAGCGGCCTTGAAAAAGTTGATGATCGTGGTGACGTAGCCCAGATTGAGCGGAGAGACACCACTGGTCCGGAATGCGGAAGAAAGCGTCTCACCTGTCAGCGGCGCGAAGGTGTTGGTCGTGATGGCCGTTCCAACATTCGAGAAGTCGACCACCGGACGTAGTAGCTGGCCGTTGTAGAACATCCGCAGCGAGTTTGTATCCGGAGTAGATGAAATGGTGAAGTGCGTGTTTGCGCTGTCGATGAGTCCGGAGACGGCCTGGCCGAAGAGCGCGCCCTCCGCGATGCCTGGAATGTTGACGCGGAAGACGGCCCATCCTTGGCTCGCAGGATACGAAGATCCTCCCCACGATGCCTGTCCTTCGGAGAGCGTGACGCCCGCATATCCGCAAAGTGCGAGAGCGTTGATGATGGATGCTGGCGTGCCCATGATCTTGTGCAGCGGGAGAGCATTTTGCACGACAGCCAAAGGTGTCACACCGAGTCCCACCATGGCGACGCCGGGAATCATCATGTCGTACTGCCAGATGAGGTACGGGAGGATGGACGTCGGGATGTTGGAGCCGAGGGTGTAGATCAGCAGCGGCGTCAGATCCAAACTCTCAAGGCGCGCGGAGAGGACCATGTGCGCCTTGGTGCGGAGGTCGTTGATGGAACTCGGCGGTCTGAGGTTATTGGCCATCGGCTAGCTCGTCGCCTGATTCTTCGTGCCGTTGATGATGGTTAGCGAGATTGCGGTGCAGTTTGCCCACTGCCCGACCCCTAGAACAAAGCTGCCGTCGGAGGTAGGCACCAGCGGCGTTCCGCCAACGTTTGCAGCGAGCACGATGTCTACGTCGTAGACGCCCTGCACCGAGAGCGCTGCCTCCCATTGTGACTGCACGATGTCCTGGGAGATGCTGGCGGCGAGAGCGAGCGCCATGGCTTGCGCGGCCGCTGTAACGCCTGCGGATAGGGTTGCGTAGTTGGCGTTGGCATAGAGGGTGATGGCGCCGGTGACGGTATAGTCGACTTCGATCACTGGCTGCACCACCACGCTATCGCACAGGGGGCGGACGGTCTGGGCACTCAAAGCGGCGGTGACGGTCGAGATGAGGCTTCCCGACGCGATGCCGGCGGTATTGGGTGTAGCGGCGGGCTGGCTTACGGGGCCAGTCAGGATGTAGACGGTGACGGTGCCGGGGGTTACTGGCGTGGTGGGAATCTGCGCGTCGACGATGGTGTCGCTGACGTCGAGGGCCAGGGATCGGTATTGGTTCGAAGGTCCGGCAGTGGTGAGATTGTTTGGCGCGGCCTGGATGCGGGTGCGGAAGTGGTTGTCCGTTTCGAGGTCATTTCCGTTCGCCGTCGTGACCGTATTTCCAGCCGTCGAGACCAATGGCAGACTGCCCAGAATGATGCTCACCTGGGGCGGCGTGGTGCTGGCAAGGTATCCGTTGCCGCCAGAGCCTGCCGTAGTGCATGCGGCGTTCACGGAGCCCGTCAAGCCGCCCGCGGGGATGACAAGGGCCTGTGTGGTGTAGAAGACGTAGGTGCCGTCCGTGGTGCCCACAAGGCTGTTCTGCGGGATGGTGGTCGCCGAGACCTGTGCGGCCGAGAGCGTGAATAGGATCGTGGTCGTCGCGGGCTGGGCGGGAAGCCGCGGGCAGTTCAGGTATTCTCCGAGGTAATCCATCATCGGGTATGCCGCGAAGGCGAGAAGGTTCTGCACTCCGCACCCTTGGATGGCATTGCGAATCAGCGTCTCGCGATAGGCGTAAAGGTCGATGAGAAGTTGCTCCACCTGTGCCGGATAGAGCGTACGGCTGGTGGCGAGTTCGTAGGCGGCCACCATGTCATTGAGGACAAGGGATGGGTTGAGGCCGTCCGCATCGTTGACGAAGGAAGGGATGGGGAGGTCGACGGGCACCACCTGGGGCGTGCCTGTGAGGGGAGCGAGCAGATTGGCTGGCACTATAACGGGCAATTTAGTTTCCCCCTACTGCGATGGTTGTCGTCTGGGTTCCGATGGCGGTATTTGGTTGGCTCAGCAGTCCAAGGTTCGGCTGCCATGTGATCGTGACAAGCAACTGGCCGATGAGGTTGGGGTTCAGCGCCGCCACCACGCTCACGACGCTGATGCGCGGCTCCCATGCCTGAATTGCGCCGCTCACCGCCGCCACGATAGCAGGAGCCGCAACAGTGAGGGGCTTATCGAGCCATGTGGTCAAGTCGCAGCCAAAGGTGGGGCGGAATGGATCTTCGCCGGGGATGGTCGTAAAGATGATCTTGAGCGTCTGATGAACGTCCGCGAGCGCCTGCGTTACCTGCCCAATACCAGACCCTGGGCCTCCGCCCGCAGTGGAATCGAGCATCAGCTCCCAACTGGAAGATTGGATGTTGGAGAGCGTCGCGTAGGGGAAGGTTGAAGTCGACATTAGTTATCCGTCTTGAAGAGTGGGCTGGCTACGGTTGCGGCGGTCCATGGCACCGTTGGAGGCGGTCCGGGGCTTAGAACTGGACCATGGGTGTGCAAGTTGAAGGCGGCAATCAAAAGACTGACGAGGGGCAGTGCGTCGGTGAGCGATCCGCCCGCAGCGGAAAGGGTGATGCTAGAGGCCGCTTGCAGGACGATGTTTCCGGTGGCGTCGAGGGTGATGGCGCCGCCCGCCGGCTGGGTGAGCGTGAACGCCGCTCCGGTGCCCAGAGTAACCGTCAGTTCGTGCGAGGTGCGGTCGTACTTTACCGATGTCCCATCGTGGAATCCCACGTAGAAGATGCCCGGCCCGAATCCCGCCGGAGCCTGATCGACGCTCGAAGGGACGCTTCCCACCACGTAGCCGTCTTCATCGTGCGTGTCCATGATGACCGCAACCTGCTCGCCAATGTCCGGCTGCCAGAAGAACTTGTCATCCTGGATCTTCGGAACGATGACGGGAAGCCAGTACGAAACGAGGTTATCGCGATCAGGAAATTGCACGCGCACGCGGTACGGCGGCACCGACTCCAGAGCGTAAACGACCGCTGTCCGGTAGGGTGGGTTGTACTGCCGCGTGTATTTCTCGTCTTCCATCAGTTCTCATCCTCATCCGAGATGATCTGCACGGACCCGGTAGCCGTCACCGTCGTCCGCAAGTCGAGCTCCGTCACGTATCCTTCGTGGTCGATTGAATGCTTGGCTTCTTTCACAATGAATTTTACCGTACTGAATGCGTGTCCGAATCCGGTGAGCGTAACCGCGTTCCCGGTGCGGTAGGCCATCGTTCCTGGAATCGTCATCTCCGCTTTGATCTGGTGCATGTTCGCGGCGTGGAGATGAGACTGAGCCCGGAGTGCGCCTTGCTGCTGGTTCTCGATGCGCTCGATGATCTTGAGGGTGTCCGCAGAGGTGGCGTTCGGGTCCGTCGCGGTCGCGGTGAGCAACTGCTTCGACATCGAATCGTAGTAGGTGGTGATTCCCGAGCCGTAACTGCGCTTGCCGAGGTGCTGCATGTGGATGCGGTAGCGGAGGCAGTTCGTTTTGTCGATTGGGATTCCGGTAGGCGCGGCGCTGTCGAGGGCTGTCCGGCTGTAGAAGTAGAGTTGCGTTCCGCGAATCTTGAACTCGTAGTCGTGAGCGTTGGCGATGCGATGCAGGAATCCGAGGTCGCTCTCCATTCGCTGCGTGAGCCGCGCGTACACCACGTCCGGGTTCACCGCATCCGTGAGCACCGTCATCCCGTACCGCGATGCGATGGTGGTTGCGATCGATGTGAGCGTCTGCCCTTCGTAGGCCATCGACTTTGGCGTGCGCAACGCGTGCGTAAGGCCTGCCTGGATTGCTTTGAGCGTAAACGTGTCCGGGGGGCCGTCGGATTCCCACTCATCCACTTCGAAGTTGCCGCATGAGGTGAGCGGCATCCCCTGATAGCCGATGGCCAAGCTCATCGCGGTGCCAACCTTCGGAGGGTTGTCCTGGAAAGCGTGGTGGACGTCTTCGAGAACGACTTCGATGGTGCTGGCCTTTCCGCTCAGAGCTTCGTTGTACTTGACGTGCAGCGCGTGGGGAAAGAGATTTCCCGTTATATTCACAGATCCTGCAAATAACTGCCAAGCTGGGACGTAAATGCTTGAATTTGCGCTCATGCAGCACCTACAATGAAAGAGCCGAGGCGCTCGCGAAAGCGCACCCGGCTCAACACCGAAGTTCTGAGGGAACAACGATGCCCGGTATCAAGTCTAGACATATTCCGTGGATTGAACAATCTATAAAAACTCACAATTCTGATGAGTGCCTGCTTTGGCCATTTGCTAAAGGTAAAGGGGGGTACGGCCATCTCAAATACGAGGGGCGTTTCGTAGATGTTCACCGACTGGCTTTCTTTCTCGCCAATGGCCGATGGGCAGACCCCGAAACGCGTCACACCTGCGACATCCGGCTTTGCTTCAATCCGCGACATCTTATCGAGGGCACCCGTATCCAAAACGCTGCAGATGCGGTCGCCCGTCAGAGAACGTCGCGGGGAACTGATCGTCCAGAGTCGAAACTGAATGAGCATCTCGTGCGCAAGATGCGCGCCGAGCGTCCATCCTTCACCTATCGAGAATTGGGAGACAGATACGGCGTGTGCGAGATGGTGGCTTACGCGGTGGTCAACCGAAGAACATGGCGTCATGTTGAATAGCCTCATCCGAACGGGCTAAGTACTGATTGCGTGGTAATAGTCGGGGAAATCAATGGGACAAAAACTTGAGTCCCGGCATCCACTATGTCTTGGATCAAAATTCCTGAATTGTTGGCGATGAGCGTTCCAACTTCGAAAGGCGTGCCGTACATTTTGAAGGAAATTGCATCCCACCGCTCGCCCTTCGAGATGTAGATGACGCCAGAGGACGGCGGCACCGGGTTGACGTACTTCGAGACGAGTCCGGGTAGGACTGCGCCTGCACCGCCATCGGGGATGATTACGTTGGGCATTTAGTTCCACCTCGCAATCGTCGTCAGCGGCACGTTGTTGTAGTTGTTGGTGAACGGGATGCCGGACGGGGAGGCGGTAGCAGGCGAGACCACCAGCGTAGACCCTGGGGCCGGTGCCTGCGACGTCGTGAGGCCCGGAGGATTGACGGGTGCGCCAATCTGCGGGTTGCCGATGTACGTTGGAACCGGAGCGCCGCCTGGAAGCGGAGACGAGATCCACTCCGTAAGCTCGATATCCATCTCCGCAAATATCAGGTTGCCGTTGTCCGCCTGCCACTTGTACCGCGTGCGTGCGTTCGAGATGACGAACTGGCCAAGGTTCTGATTGTTTCCGTAGACGAACATCTGCGGTTGGTGGTAGTCCGCTGCCGTGTTGATGGCGTCGATGCACTTCTGGGGGTTGCACCACAGTTGATGGAACGAGATGCTGAGTTGAATGATGCGAAGGTCGTCATTGATCCATTGCAGGATGGGTGGTGCGCCGATGACCTTGAGTGCCTGGAAGTGATACTTCTTCTCAATCTCCTGCTTTGTTGGAGAGGCGATCACCGCGAACGAGATTGGGCCAAACGCTGCAAAACTCATCAGTGCCCTCCCGCAAGCATCGGATCGCCGAAGCTGGTGCGCATATCTTGCTGGTGGACCTGCTGCAGCATCTTCTTGAGCGCGTCACCATGGATGCTCATCTGGTTTGCAACCGCCCCTGCTACCGCGTGAGGATCGGTGCCGGGACCGACATTGACATGCACTGTAGGTGAGTAGTGAACCTCTGACCTTCCCTTGACGCCCGCAAAATCAACTCCGGCCATCGCAAAGTTTCCCGTCGCGACATCTCCAATCTCTTTCAGCCAGTCCTTGCCGGTGGCATTGTGCGCGAAGGATACGGCCGCATCGGCAGCGCGGTGGATGGCTCCGGTGATTTGGTCCCAATGCTTGTAAATCTCATACAGCGCGACGACTACTAGTCCGAGCGCCGTCAAGATGATTCCGATGGGATTGGTGTCGAAGGCGATGGCGGCGGCGGTGCCCACCTCTGCGAATCCTTCGGTCAATGCGGTCTGGAGAACGAACCATATCTCAGTCAGTCCCGAGAGTTTGATCCCGAGTTCAATCACGCCCGCGATAATCTCCGCGAAGTGGAATAGTCCAGCGAGCGTCAGCAGCGATGCGATGATGGCGATGAAGTCGCCCACCATTCGAAGCAACACAGGATGTGCGTCTGCAAGTTTATTTATACGATTCATCATTTCTGTTAGCCATCCCACAACTGCAATCACTTGCGGCAATAGTTGTGTGCCGATCTTGTCGGCTAAATTCTGAAGGGTATTCACGAGACGCTCCATCCTCCCTTCTGGAGTATTTGCCAGTGCTGCCGCCGCCTTCTCCATCTCGCCGCCAGAGCCTTGGAACTGTCCCATCGTGTCGCGGATGTCTTTGATGTGGTCTGCCATCTCCACCAGAACCTTTGCTTGGCCGGGAAGTTCGGCGAACATCTTCATCTTCCCCGCCTGCGACATGCGGTTGATGCGCTCGAGCGTCTGAATGATGTTCACGCCACCCTTGGATGTGTGAACAACTTGCAGCCCAGCCTTTTCGAGTTCCTTGCTGCTCTTTGCCAGCGTGTCCAACAATCCGGCCTCGACCATACCGAACCCGCGTGGGCCTCCCGCGTGCAACTTGTTTCCTTCAGCCCAGATTGCGAACATCTGATTCTGACTTACGCCAGCGGCTTGCGCAGACTTGCCGATGCGCTGGATATCGCGCTCGAGGTTGGTCGCCTCCCCAGGCTTCAGGAAGCGATCTTTCAGCAGCGCGAGTTTGTCACCGATCACGCCAAGTTGCTCGCTGAGCGGCTTCGACTTGTCTCCCAACTGCTCATACGCCGAGGCGAGAACGTTGGCTCCGGCTGTAGCTTTCACGCCCAATACGGTTGCCAACTTTGCCGCCATGGTGGTGACTTGCTCAATGTCAGCAGTGTTCCCGAATGTCTTGTAAAGTTCCTCTTGCGCACCGGTGATTTCTTCAATGCTCTGCGGCATCGTCGTAGAAAGTTTCTCGGCTTGATCCTTCAACTCGGCCAGTTTATCCGCGCCGAAACCAGTGGCAAGAGCTAGATGTTCTTGAGCCTGCGCCATGTCCATGGCTGGCTCGACGAGACCTTTGATCGCCTCGTAGCCGGCAAAGACTTCCGCCCCCGCAGCCCAGATTTGATGCACGCTGTTCGAGAACTCGTCGAAGTCATCTTTGATGGAGCGCAGCGGCTCACTTACTTTATCGACGATTTCGACGATGACCTGAAGGACGGATTTTTCTTCGTCGGCCATCGCCTATCGCTCCTTCGGTGCTGTCGCCTTTTGGTAAGCCACAATCACCTGATACCAGCCAATCACATCCGAGATGCTCATCCGGTCGATACTCTCCGGACTCACACCCATTTCGACCATCGCCCCAATATCCGCGAGGCTCAGAACTACTGCAGCGTGTCGTCCTCTTCCGTCTCTGGCGCCGATTCCTTCACCGTCGCCTTCTTCGTAGGGTTTAGCAGCCCACCGACCTCTTCCACGATCTTCATGCAGTCGTCGAAGTCCAGATTGTCATAATCCTCGACGCGCAACTTCTTTCCATCCACCAGGCAGAGCCGGGATGCGATGCCGTAGATCATCTTGAACTTGTCAGCCTTCTCGCCGGACGCCAGAAGTCCTTGGCGCATGTCGCGGCCAGTCCCACGAAGGACGATGACGTGTTTTCCTGAAAAGGGGAGGTCGAACTCGGCGCGAATCTGTTCGGGGGTGGGGGCTTTTGTTGCGGGTGCTTCCATCACAACGGGGTCTGACATTTGAAACTCCTGACTCGGATTGTCCGATATCGTTGGGCCAGCTTGCGGTCTACGTTCCTTCGGAGACGTTCAGCCGGGCGGGGAATTGACCCTCAGAGCACGCTCCGAGGAAAGTGTTTGATCCGACCGTAAGAAACTCTGCGGGCGCTCCGGGTTGAATGGCAAGCCCTGTCAGCGGCTTCACGGCGGCAGCGGCAGCCTGCGTGGTCGCCAGCAGCACGTAGGCGATGTTGGGCCCGACGTTGATGATGCGCAGCGTGGTGCCGGTGATGGCAGCCGTTACGCCGCCAGGACTGGCAACCACTTGGAACGACGAGGAAGGTGCGTAGCCGTTGGCTGCCATGGTTTACGCTCCGTTGAACGCGCGGAACAGCGCGAGTTGATCGATGCCATTCACGAAGTACTGATTCGAGAACGCATCGAAGAGGTAAATCTGCTGTCCACCGACGGAGAGGTCGACGTGCCACACATCAAAGGAAGTGGTGAACTCGGCCAGCTCCTGAGCCTTCACCGCCAAGTCGCCAACTTCGAAGGGAAGCCCGACGAAGTTGTAGATGACTGGCTGCTCAAAAACCTCGCCGGCGGCAGAGATGGTCTGAAGATCACCGAGGCAACTGATGCTGCACGCGGAACTGGAGAGCGCAACCTGCCCGATGGTGTCCGCGTCGAAGCTCGACCACTTGATGGTCGACTCCATCGCATCCCAGCCCGTAGGGATCTTGATGCGAGCCGCCATGCCCAGGCCCTTGTAGTCGGTGCGTATGCGCTTCGGCTGCGGAATCTTTACCTCAGCGGCACGGCCCAGAAGGCTGTAGCCATTGATGTAGACATTCATATTGGATAGCGAATTGACGACGAGACTTCCCATAATTCATCTCCCTCTACAGCAGAACTGTCTGCGCACTGTTGGCAGACGTGGTTGCGGGTCCCAGATTCGAAAGTAGGCTGGTAGTGACCGCGAAGTTGTAGACGATGTTTTCAGCCGGCGGCGGTGGCATCACATTCACTTCGAAAACGAGTTGACCATTCGCCAGATTCGCCGCAGGATTGTCAGCCGGGTTGTATTTGATCGCGCTTCCAGCAATCAACGCGCCCTTCTGCACCAGCGTGTTGATAAACCCGTTGACGCTCTGAAGGATGCTGTTGATAAGCCCGTTGGTGATGGGCTTGTCCAAGAATGGCAGCGAGGCGAACTGGATGCTCTGCTCGACTACATCCAAGGTGCGGCGTACCGCGATGAAGGTGGTGACAGCGCCGCTCGATGGGAAGCTCGATGCACGATTGCCCCATGTCCGGTAGCCGGTGCCGTAGCCGTTGAACACGGTGAGGATGCCAGCGGCGTTCAGAAGGTTCGTGTCCGCCGTCGTATCGTAGGCGCTCATGTACATCCCGATGTCCGGCCCGAGGACGCCGTTGATCTGGACATTCGAGGGCGAGAACCAGAATCCATTCGCCAGGTCATTCGCCGCCGCCGCGCCCGCCACCCACTGGCAGTAGGGGCTCTCGACGGTGCCGGTGACGGTTGCGTAGCCGATGTTGCCCTGCGCGCTCACCGTGACGCCTGTGGGGTTGATGGCGCTGCCCGTCTTCAGTTCATACGGGCCAGTCAGCACCAGCCGATCGCTCGCCTGATTCCAAGCATTGCCAGCCGCTCCGCGGTTCGCCACCATCGTCGCCACCGTCGTCTGCCGGGGTGCATCGGTGAAGGCAATCGCCTTGATGGAGGTTGCAGCCGCAAGCAACGCCGCGCTGGTGGCCAGGTCCTCAAAGGTTGGCGCGATGAGGAGCTTCGCAAAGAAGCCCATCGTGTTGAAGGTTCCCAACAGCGCCTGGATGCCGGTGCGGACGCTTCCGACGGTGGTTCCGATGATGTCGCTCGGGGCTACCTTGGACGGGTCGCAGTAGGTTGCCGTGACCTTGAGCGCCTGAGCGGCCGCAATCGCGCCGCCCGCCTTGGTGTACAGCAAGCCGTTGATGTAGTCGATGGTGTAGTCGGTGCCCTCGACGTAGGTCGTGCTGAGCGCCGAATTCTTGACCACCACGCTCGACGGAGGTCCGCCAAAGGTGATGGTGAAGGATGCGCCGGTGCCGACTCCGCTGGTGGCGGATTGCAGAACAGGGTTGGATGGAACGGTTGAGTAGCTGCCCGCTGTGGTGATTGTCGCTGCATTCACGCCGAAGATGCCAGCGTTGAAGGTTGCACCGAGCCCGACGCCGGAGGTAGCGGACTGCGTGAAGGTTGCCGAGTTGACGGTGAAGACGCCGGGGTTCACGACGTTGAAGGTAGAGACGCCCATCACGATCGCCAGAGTCGCGCCGGTGAGCCCCGCACCCGTTACAGGCC